GTAGACTTATGGATAGATAATAACGGTAATGCTGTCTCAAATTATGGAGACATCAATACATGGGACACGTCCCAAATTACAGATATGTCCTATTTATTCCATAATAAGATAACCTTTAACGATAACATCGGGTCGTGGAACACCTCAGCCGTGACGAATATGTCTTACATGTTCCATACCGCGTCCGTGTTCGACCAAGACATCGGGGCATGGAACACCGCAGCCGTGACGGATATGTCTTACATGTTTCAGACTGCGACCATGTTTAACCAACCCATCGGGGCATGGAACACCGCAGCCGTGACGGATATGACTAGCATGTTCGGGCTCGCGAAGCACTTCAACCAAGACATCGGAACGTGGGACACCTCAGCCGTGACGAATATGACTGACATGTTCTATGGCGCAGAGGCGTTCAACCAACCCATCGGAACATGGGACACCGCAGCCGTGACGAAGATGAACGCCATGTTCTATCACGCATTCGCGTTCAACCAACCCATCGGGTCATGGAACACCGCAGCCGTGACGGATATGTCTTACATGTTTCAGACTGCGACCATGTTTAACCAACCCATCGGGTCATGGGACACCGCAGCCGTGACGAATATGAGTAGCATGTTCGTGGTCACGAAGCACTTCAACCAAGACATCGGAACGTGGGACACCTCAGCCGTGACGAATATGTCTTACATGTTTCAGAATGCGCGCGCGTTCGACCAAGACATCGGGAACTGGGACACCACAGCCGTGACGAATATGACTGACATGTTCTATGGCGCGTCCGCGTTCAACCAAAATATCAATTACTGGGTCCTGAATACGGATCCTGTTCCAACCCTCACTAATATGTTTTTAAATTCGGGAATAATAGACGGCACTTACGGATTCACAGTTCCTACACCAACTGCTAGTCAGTTTGGTCAAGTGTTTGATGCAACACCTCCTGTTATTACATTAAATGGGTCAGCAACCATTTCTTTAGAATTAGGAACAGCCTATACAGATGAGGGTGCAAACGCTGTTGATAATACAAATGGTGATATAACAAATAATATTGTAATAGATAACCCCGTTGATGTAAACACCGTAGGTGACTACACAGTTACTTATAATGTAAGTGATGTTGCGGGAAATGCAGCAACACAAGTTACTCGAACTGTGAATATCACAAGTGATGCAACACCTCCTGTTATTACATTAAATGGGTCAGCAACCATTTCTTTAGAATTAGGAACAGCCTATACAGATGATGGTGCAACCGCTGCTGATAATACAGATGGTGATATAACAAGTTCGATTGTTATAGTCAACCCCGTTGATGTAAACACCGTAGGTGTTTACACAGTTACTTACAATGTAAGTGATGCTGCGGAAAATGCAGCGAACCAAGTGACCCGAACTGTGAATATCACCAGTGATACAACACTTCCTGTTATTACATTAATTGGTGATGCAATCATTTCTTTAGAATTAGGAACAGCCTATATTGATGAGGGTGCAACCGCTGTTGATAATACAGATGGTGATATAACAAATAATATTGTAATAGGTAACCCCGTTGATGTAAACACCGTAGGTGACTACACAGTTACTTACAATGTAAGTGATGCTGCAGGAAATGCAGCGAACGAAGTGACCCGAACTGTGAATATCACAAGTGATGCAACACCTCCTGTTATTACATTAAATGGGTCAGCAAGCATTTCTGTAATATTAGGAACATCCTATAGTGATGAGGGTGCAGTCGCGAATGATAATACAGACTACGATATAACATATAATATTCTAATAGATAACCCCGTTGATGTAAACACCGTAGGTGTTTACACAGTTACTTACAATGTAAGTGATGCTGCGGAAAATGCAGCAACACAAGTTACTCGAACTGTAACAGTTGCCCCATTTCAACCTCAGACCAAGAGCGAGTTACAAACTGCAGTAGACTTATGGATAAATAATAACGCTAATGCTGTCTCAAATTATGGAGACATCAATACATGGGACACGTCCCAAATTACAGATATGTCCTATTTATTCCATAATAAGACAACCTTTAACGATAACATCGGCTCGTGGAACACCGCAGCCGTGACGAATATGAAGAACATGTTCAACGGTGCTTATGCCTTTAACCAACCGATAGGCAGTTGGAACGTATCTAAAGTCAATAATATGGAGAGTATGTTCCAAACTGCTTTAGCATTTAACCAACCGATAGGCAATTGGAATGTCTCTTCTGTTACCAATATGAAATGGGTGTTTTATAATGCTCAAGTATTTAACCAAGATATTAGTGATTGGGTCGTCTCTTCAGCGACCAATATGAAAGGTATGTTCATGACTGCTCAAGCCTTTAACCAACCGATAGGCAGTTGGAACGTATCTAAAGTCAATAATATGGACACTATGTTCAAAGATGCTGTAGCCTTCAACCAAGACATCGGCGTTTGGGACACCGCAGCCGTGACGAATATGAATAGCATGTTCTATGACGCAGAGGCGTTCGACCAAGACATCAGCCCAAAACCAAATACAAATATGAATGGTTCAACTTATACTGCATGGAACACCGCAGCCGTGACGATTATGTCTTACATGTTCTACGATGCGTCCGCGTTCAACCAAGACATCGGGTCCTGGAACACCGCAGCCGTGACGAATATGTCTTACATGTTCGGGCATTCCATCTACGAAGGGGTGTACGCGTTCGACCAAGACATCGGGTCATGGGACACCGCAAATGTCACGGATATGTCTGGGATGTTCTATAATGCGACCGCGTTCGACCAAGACATCGGGTCATGGGACACCGCAAAGGTGACGGACATGGATTACATGTTCCATGGTGCGTTCGCGTTCAACAAAGACATCGGGTCAAAACCAAATACAAATATGAATGGTTCAACTTATACTGCATGGAACACCACAGCCGTGACGAATATGAGTAAAATGTTCATGTGGGCAAGGGCGTTCAACCAATACATCGGGTCATGGGACACCTCGAATGTGACCACTATGCGGTCAATGTTTGCATATGCTTGGGCGTTCAACCAAGACATCGAGAAATGGGACACTTCGAAGGTGACACTAATGATGTATATGTTCCAGGGCACGAGAGCTTTTAATCAAGATATCGGGACAAAACAGGTTACTCCTGTAGGCGGTGGTAGTGCATATACTGCATGGGACACATCGTCCGTCACGGATATGAATTGGATGTTTCAGAATGCGTCTGCATTCAACCAAGACATCGGGTCATGGGACACCTCGAATGTGACTACTATGGCAGACATGTTTCAGAATGCGTCTGCATTCAACCAAAATATCAATAACTGGACTGTACTAGATGGGACATCCCTAAACATTATGTTCTTCAACTCAGGAATAACAAACGGTACTTACGGATTCACAGTTCCTACACCAACATTTAATGAGTTTAACAAACCTGTTATTACATTAATTGGTGATGCAATAATTTCTTTAGATTTAGGAACAGTCTATACAGATGATGGTGCAACCGCTGTTGATAATACAGATGGTGATATAACAATTTCGATTGTTATAGTCAACCCTGTTGATGTAAACACCGTAGGTGATTACACAGTTACTTATAATGTAAGTGATGCTGCGGGAAATGTAGCGACCGAAGTGACCCGAAATGTGAATGTAGTTGATACAATTGCGCCAGTGATTACTTTAGTTGGAAATGCTACTGTCACACATGAAAAGGGGGATACATATACAGATGAGGGTGCAAGCGCTGTTGATAATACAGATGGTGATATAACAAGTTCGATTGTTATAGTCAACTCTGTTGATGTAAACACCGTAGGTGTTTACACAGTTACTTATAATGTAAGTGATGCTGCGGGAAATGCAGCGACCGAAGTGACCCGAACTGTGAATGTAGTTGATACAATTGCACCAGTGATTACTTTAGTTGGAAATGCTACTGTCACACATGAAAAGGGGGATACATATACAGATGCAGGTGCTAGTGCATCGGATCATTTGAATGTGGATTTGACAAGTTCGATTGTTATAGTCAACCCTGTTGATGTAAACACCGTAGGTGATTACATGGTTACTTATAATGTAAGTGATGCTGCGGGAAATGCAGCGACCGAAGTGACCCGAACTGTGAATGTAGTTGATACAATTGCGCCAGTAATTACATTAATTGGTGATGCAATAATTTCTTTAGAATTAGGAACAGTCTATGCAGATGATGGTGCAACCGCTGTTGATAATACAGATGGTGATATAACAAGTGATATTACAACAGTCAACCCTGTTAATGTAAACACCGTAGGTGATTACACAGTTACTTACAATGTAAGTGATGCTGCGGGAAATGCATCGACCGAAGTGACCCGAACTGTGAGAATTACCCTACCCAGCAGCATCTGTTTCCCAGCGGGTACGCCCGTATGCACGGATCAGGGCGAGATAGATATCGACAAGATTGATCCTGAGAAACATACAATTAACGCACACAAGATTGAAGGGATAACCGAAACAACCAGTATTGAAAACTACGTGGTTATGATCGAGAAGCACGCGTTTGCTAGGAACGTTCCGTCTTGTGACACTATCATATCAGCAAATCATAAAATTAGGTTTAATAATCATATGGTTCAGGCTCGCGAGTTCTTGGATAAGTGTGAGTTTAATGAAACTATTTATAAGATGGAATATACTGGAGAGACCTTGTACAACGTGTTACTAGAAGACAAGCATTGTGTAATGGTAGTGAATAATCTTATCGCAGAGACATTAAGTCCTACCAGTGTGAATGCATGGCTCTTCCGCATTTTGAAGAGTGATATATCCAATGCAGAGAGAAAAGAGGTGATGGATGCGTATATGCAACGAGTATTCCCAGCCCCTGTATTATCCTCTTTTATGATTGGATGTAAGTAAGTATCAATGTATATAACTTAGATATTGTAAATTATATACATGTAAACAAATGTCTACTTCAATTCAATCACTCAAATCGTACTCCAGTTCCTCTTCTACAACGTCTACAAGTCCAAGCGGTGATGTGATGCATCAGATCAACTCCAATACTGAAATATCTCAGTTTGTGGCAACTTCGAATGTAGAAATGTTATGGAATATTATTGTGCAGAACGCAGTGTTTCAGTCTGCTGCGTCTACCGAAGATAAGCGTTCAAAGTTGCGTCAGCATTATATTGTTAATTTAAAGCGGTATGTGGAGGAATCTATTCACGTAAATAGGAGTATTTCTCTCCTTGAGTTGAATAAGAGTTTCATTGCTGAATTTATTCGAGGTTTCAAAGAAACGCCACCCCCAACACAAAAGTTAGATTTAACGAATACTGCGCCAGCTGGAAATGGCATGATTACGATAGAGGAAATCAAAGCAGATCGATTAAATCATTTTGATATTCAATATGATAAGATGCAGAGTGATTTTGATCAATATCGTGTTACCAATGTAGTTTCAGATACAAAGTTTACCGACAATACAGTGGTCGAGCCACTAAAAAATCAAGATATGGATGATATGCTTTCACATACGCTGCAGAAACGTACTGAGCAGGAGAATGCGTCGGTTCCTCGAAACGCAAATGAGACGCGTCGTGCACGTGATTGGTTGAATTTGAATGATAGTTCTACAACCGCAAGTGAGGTAGTTCAACCGCACCCCGAGAAGAAGTCCGTTTCATTTGTATCAGAAGAGCCATTAATATCCTCGTCAGTAGATGTAACAGTGCCCGTTTCTCCTATGATTGTGTTACAAACACGTATGTCAGCGATAGAAACAAGAATGGATGAGATACATGCGATGCTTTCTCAGTTGGTGCCTTCTGTTCCGAATGTCGTCGTCGCAGAAGAAAATGTGAATAAGGATAATTAATAAGTTGTTAAAAAAGATAATCTCTATAAATAGTACCATGGGTGCATCAGGAAGAAAATCTAAAAAGCAGAAATCACGCGTTCGTTCAAAAAAGCATGGAAAGAAGCATGGAAAGAAGAACTCAAAACGTACTCGAAAGTTAAAGAAGTTACAATGCGGTCCTGAAGGGAATAAGCGAGGATATACATGTATTCGTGATAAGTCTATATGTAAATTAAAAACTTTATGGAATAATCGTCATCCAGATGATAAAATCGAAAACGGAAACATACATACAACGTGGACCAGTTTAAAAAGTCGATTGAGCGATATTTGTGATAAGGAATCATGTTGGTTAACCCAACAGTTTTCTAATGATGAAATGAAAAGTGAGTTACGTACTGTGTTTGCACCGAACGCCCCAACTGCCTGGAAAAAGAATCCTAATCAGTGGCTCAGTAGTCGCGATATTACTGCCGTAATGAAGCAATATGAGAAGAAGTATAAATGTTTTACATTTATTGGTCCATCTCCGATTGATTATGATACGCATAAAAGATATGGTGAATGTGTCTGGGAAGAGTTATGTCACTTTAGTTTAGCAAATGAGATTGATAATGGTAAAAAGAAGATTGGAGTGATATTTAACTTGGACCCACATTATAAGAATGGTTCGCATTGGGTTTCTCTCTTTATTAATCTAGAAAAGGGTCTTGTGTTTTATTTTGATAGTGTTGGTGAGCGCATTCCATCAAAGATTAAGCAGTTTGCAAAAGATGTAATACTTCAGGGGTCTCAGTTATCTAAACCTATTAAGTTGGTTCTTGATGAGAACCATCCATTTGAGCATCAATATAATGATACAGAATGTGGCATTTATTCGTTATTTTTCATCATCAGTTTATTAGAGGACACTCATGAAGAGGAGTATTTTAAAAAAATTCGCATTAGTGATAAGTGTGTTGAACGATTTCGTAAGATCTATTTTAACGAATCAATGTAGGTTATTTAGCATGATTCTTTGTTTTGACAAGATACGTATTTATAATTGTTCCTAATACAGTTGTCATAATGATAAACCCTCCCGCAGAAAATGCAATTTTTCTATCAAACTCTGTAAAGTTATTGTTTTGTCTAAAGGGGTGAAATCGATAGAGTAAGAATCCTCCTATATAAATTTCAATGACTCTTCGTAATATATTTAAGTATTCTGGCGCGGATGTAGATATGCCTAGCATAACCATTGCAGTGAGAATATAGATTAATATAGTAGCCATATTGAAGATGTTGTGTTGAACTTTGTATGTATTCATTAAAGTATACATACAAAATATTGAGTTGTTCTATTAATAAATAATATAACTTAATCACGCGTATCTATTCCTAGCATTTCGTGTCGAGTAGAGTTGTTAAATGTAGCCGTAGAGGTGTTTGTTGGATTAGGGTTAAATAGTGCATGTTCAGGTTTCTTGAACAATAGATTGTGTTTTTGAGCATTTGGATGGTCAGGAAGGGCGAATGATTGTAATGAGTAAAGGTCGCTTCCGCTGTCGGGTACATAAGTTGCTTGTGCGCACCGTTGCATACCATAAAATTGGTTTCGCATATCGGATTCAATGTCGATATTATTTGCGAATCCAGACCAAGGTGCTGCACGATTTGCTGGATAGAATACTTTTGAAGGAGAGTAAGCAGGTGGAATCAAAAGTGGAACAGCACTGACAACAGGTTCACTATGTGTCGCGAATTTGGTATATTTAGTTTGTTGAGCACGTGGTTGATAATATGGTCGCAATGGTGCAGATGATTGAACTCTGTCATATATGCGTTCATTTGTAACATGATTTATTTTAGATACAGGTATTTGACTCATGTCGGTGTCTGATTGACTGTACTTTAGTTGAAGATAACAAATTCGCAGATATATCTTCTAATTGTATTGCGTCAAGTACTACGTCATCTCCTTCAAATATTTTGAGTGTGCGCGCCGCAGCCAATGAGAATAATCCTACTTGGTCGTGAACTATCATTCGCATGGTGCTTAGATTGCATATATGTCCAATGAAAAAATGGCAATTAAATCCGTTAAATATTCTATTATGAATGAGACGTCCGATAGAAATATCTAGGTTTAATTCCTCTTTCCATTCACGCCTTAAGCAATCCTCTAGTGTCTCTCCTGTATTTTTTTTTCCTCCTGGAAACTCCCATACATTATTTTCGTCCCTACGCATTCCCATAAGAATACGATTTTCATCGCCTGTTGTTTCCATCATAACCCCACATACAACATCTTGTATTGACGACATGTTCTGAATATGAATATATAGTATATATGGATATTATGTGTGTAAATGGTTTGTATTACCTATTAAAAAAGCCAATTAGATGAGTGCGGATTCGTTTGGATGTTACTTTATCAATTTCATAGTCTAGAAATGTTTTTTTATCGAAGTAATATTTATTCTTATGAAGGTTTTTGATGAAAAATTGTATGAATGTTTGTATATGTCGTTCTTGTGATGTGCATAATACACGTCTCCATATAGAAGAGTTTTCAATCTGTTGAACAATGAATAATTTTGTAAATGGGTGATAGTATGGTCGTACCTTGAGATAGTATACATTATCAGTTAGCATTCCTGAATATTCTGAATTATCAAAATAGCATATTTCAACATTTTGTGGCAGTCTACAGCACGCTACAAAGTCGTCTATTTTTTTATCGTTACTTGTTCTCTCCATTTGTTGTACTCTCCCATTCATTTTGAATGCTAGTACGATATTATCAAATAATGCATGTCCTACCTTGTATTCAATATATTGAATAACTAGGTTCACCCATTCTTTGGGATATTTGTTATTAGTATATACCATGATTCCACTACATACACCTTTATCTTTTTCTTCTTTTAAAAACCCAAGGATAGATATGATTTCTGGTCGAAGCATTTTTGGAAATACATCAAATAAATCATTAAAGTCTCGTTGGTTCATCATGTACGGGATATTGTTATAATTGATAAACTCATGTATAGATTCCCATATAAGCCGGATTAAGTGAAAGTGTCCCAATGTTTCGTCTAAATCAAATACTACTACCCTATTTTTATCTAATTTGGGTAGTATATGTCGCGAAGTCTTATGAGATTTTAGCATAATATGTACAGAGATTATTCGATACGAGTAAACATCCACTAGACATGAATAAAATAGTACTGTATAGTAACATTGTTAATCGCATATTATATTATTAGTCAAATATGGAATATACCGATCTCTCTCTAGATGACTATAAAAACATCCTAAAGTATTACAATGAGGTTATTCCCAGAACAAATAAAGAGATAAGACGAACCGCAGAAGTATTGATGGCTACCAAACTATGCGGATGCATAAAAAAGGTGGGAAAAAAGGATCAAACGGAGGGTCGTGCAATCGGTATATGTACGCGAACTATATTTAACCGAAAGAAGATTAAGCGCGGAACATTCAAATGTAGGAAACGTACTCAATCTGTTTCTATGCAAAAGGAAAAGAAGGCTCGTAAGACTAGGAAATCTCGAAAAAAGCGAATGAAAGAAGCATCTCGTGCAAAATCACAAGAGTTAGGTGTTTAAGTACGTGAGTGCACACATAAGCACGCGTTCTTGTGGAGTTAGTTTCCGAAACAATATCACGCTATCCATTTTTACTTCGTAATAACGGTTTCGAAAAGTCTTGCATCGCAGTACCGCTCCATAGTCAGAGAATCGTACGTCACAGAATATTCCTCCCTTTGCTAATGTGATATTGTCATCATCCTCCACATTTAGCCATCTGATATAAGTGCCACTGCGCACCTCATGGATTTCGTCAATGTACACATACCCTTTGAGTTTTTCCATCATGTCTTGTCGAACGTCGCTATCGTTCACCATATCTTGTAAAATGCTTGTTTTGGCTTCAGCCACTGCATCTGCAGTGAGATTAAGAATATGTGCATTGTCTTCATTTTCTGCAGCCCTTTCGAGTAGTTCAATGTTTAAGTCGTCATCATCATCGCTCATTAGATAATAGGTATATATATACTCACTAGAGAGATGTATACATGAAATACATGGATACATCTATACACATTTGAATGCGTATTGGCTTACATTTTAATATTTAGAATCCAGAGAACGCCTCAATTCCTCCTCCGACAAAGTTATCAGTCATGCCACCGGCTTGGGGTTGTTGTGTCTCCATGGATTCACGCATGTTCTGCATACCCTGGGGTGCTATACTACTTATGCTTGTTGTTCCAGGTTGTTGAGGTAAACTAAATCCGTCAGTCCCTGGAGCAGTTCTCATGTTTTGCATACCCTGTTGCTGTTGGGCTGCTGCCTTCTTTTCCTTTTCCTCGTTTTCCATTCCTTCACGAGACTTGCCCATGATCGCTTCGGAAACCCGGTCAAACACTATGCTTACCTTTTCTCCTAATTTAGTCTGGAGACTTAATGTGATCATAAGAACCGCTAAAACAATCTGTACAATTGAAACCTTTTCGTATTTGACAGTGCTATATGTAGGAACAAATGTGACAATGCGATGAGTAAGTAAAATACCGATAAACATAACAATTAGTTGAATTGCTATTTCTGCTAAAAGTTCAGCACTTCCCTTTTCATCGTCTGCCTCTGGAACATATTTCTGCATGGTCTTATTAAGGAGGATTACCGGAATCACTCCAACTAAAGTATATTGTACGATATTCATCATCTCTATTTTAGAATCTTCATCGAAGTTGAAGACATGTGCTACAAACCCTTCTTTTGAACCTCCTATGAAGTTTGAACTATCTATAGAGTCAGTCATATATGGTATCGATATATATTTATTTAATGAATACACTATTCTTCAATCCAACCATTCTGAATATATATATAGATAATTTCAAGTAATTGAGTATAAACAGATATCAATGAATACATTATATGAGTTCATCAAGGTCATTAGCATCTGCTAGGACAAAACGTGCGGCAGGAAACATAACAGTTCCAGGAAACACCCCAGAACAAGGAGTTTCAGGCCACCCAATAGTCCCCTCCACGAATCAAATGCCACATCCTGTTGCAAAACTATCTTTACCGCAAGCAATTAATCGTATCAGTGAACGACTAAATAATTTGGATTTGTTTGCAGAAACAACAAGTGGAGTTATTAACGACATCCAAGAGTTTCATTCAAATACGTCTGATAAGTATATTGTTGATACTGAGGTATTCACCTCTATTGTTTCTAGATTAGATGCTTTAGAAAGAACCTCGCAATCAAAACTCGAAAGTAAAGAATCTATACAATCATCTTCAAATACAACAATCGCGCTAACAAATGATATAGATGAAATTAGAAAACATCTTATCCGTCTTCAAACATATGTTATGGATACTAATGCAAAATTACAAGATTTGGTTTTCAATAAAAATGGAGAATCGTTGGTTAATTTTGGAGACATCTTTAGCGATTCTCTACCGAATCCTTTGATGCAGACTACAACGATCCCAACATCTGATATAAATATCGAATCAGCGTTGAATGAAGATAATGCTGGTCAAGATACATCTGTTATTGGCACCCATTCTACAATTCAAACATTCGATGATAATTTAGACTCGCCTAATTAATTTAGGGTATATATCCGATAGATATTGGATGGATAGACATTATGTGTGTATCATGTAAATTTTATGTTACTAATTTATATAATGCAAAGTTTCAAGAAACTCATGTCAGACTATGGCCTAGGAGCCATTATTGTATTACTCTTGGTTGCTTATACTGTCAGTTCATTTTCTGACTATTTTACCGATAAACACTTAGGAGGTGGAGAAGGTCATGCCAACTTAGGCTCTCAAGCCGCTGCCTACGGAAACGGTTCTGACTCCACACAGAATGAGGTTCTTGGTGGAGGTGATGGAAGTTTTGCACCAGTCGCACCTTCTATGCAAGGTCCTTCTGAACAGAACCCAGCAGACTTACTTCCCAAGAGCGCACCTACAGAGTTTTCTCCTAATGCAGCCAACGTTAACAATGATGGTCTATTAACAGCGGGTCACCATGCTGGTGCATCCGAAAACATGGCTCCTCTAAGAAATGCCAACTTACAACTTCGTTCCGAAGACGCTAACCCACGTGGCAATGTAGGCCCATGGCAACAATCTACTATTGAGCCAGACACTATGCGTAAAAATGTCTTTTAGATAGGTTGTCGATCTTGATATTGGCTATTCAATATATTTTAGGAACACTATATAGTATAACTATGGAACGTGGACTTATGATGCTACTTCATTCTGCCATAATTAGCGCGGTGGTATACCTTATTATGGTTTACGCGATGGGAGTCAGCAATCAAATGGCTGAAACTAGGAGTTTAATGATCGGCTCAATCACGTTGCTTTATATGCTAGCATTCGGTCACGAACTGCCTCCAATATTGAAGAAATACATAAGTTGATCTGGTGGAAAGTAACCCAATATTGTAAAACAAAAAATACTAAACTATAAAATATGCCCCCATATAGGTCATATTTTATTTCACTCCATCCACATATCTAGACATGCCTAATAAGAATTGAAACCTACTTGACAAGATGACTTGTTGCATATAACAACCGTTACCAGTAATCAGATTACTACTACTACAACCATGTCAGAATTCGCACTTTACATCCCTTGTGTTTACAAAAACATCACCCCCGAGATGATCGCCCAGACCTTCTATCGTAAGAAGATTGGAAGCGTTCGTCACGTTGAACTTGTTCCACACAACGAAAAGTATAATCGTGCACATGTCTTCTTTGAAAGCATGTATCCTTTCGGTCAAGGTGCTGAACAAATGGAAAAAATCGCTAACGGTGAGACTGTGAAACTACAGTATTCCAGAAATCAACATGTGTTCTGGTTCCTTATGAAGAACCTACACCGCAAGTATGATGGGGTCAGCACTGATGGGTGGTATGACCCCGAACAAAACAACAAAGAAGAAACCAAAGAAAAAGATAACAAAGAAGAAACACAAGAAAAACCCACAGACTCTTACCTACAAGCCGTGCACCGTAACCAGAAACGCGAGCATGACGATATAGTTCGTCAAATAGACACCATGGGACATTCTACAGAAATGATGTCTTGTGTTCCTACCTCAACGCCATGGGGCTACGGCATGGAACCCTCTACTGAACCTATTAAAAAATCACGCAGTTCGGTAATGCCCATTCAAGATAAGTTGGAAGTAGTTAACCTAGAAATGGAAGAGGAGAACGACGATGATGCATTTGGGTTAGTCTCAACCGATTATGTGCATTCTATTGAATTAGAACTCGCACGCGTGCGCATGCAGCGCGACGAAGCTCTACATGCCAGACCTTACATGCATCACCGGACACCATGTGAACAACATTTGACGGAGTTGCGTGCAAAAAACTTCGATATGCGCAGCAGATACGATGAATTATGTCGCGTCAAACTTCCATTTGATGATGACATGTGTCGCCCTGTTCTCCATCAGGTTTCCGATTTTGGATGCTCGGACGAGTATTATGACACGCTCGGTCGCGAGATTGAACGTTTTAAAAGAGACAATGAAATTCTTAATGAAAATACAAACGTATTATCATGCATGCCCAACTCAAGTGCCAACAGACCATCTAACCCTGTTGCAAACAAACACATCATGAACGACAACGACCTATCTGCATATCAGTATCGCCCACCATCCCCAATCACCACTCCTCCAGACATGGAAAAGTATCATCTCGATGTATGTATTCCTGATTGCGACTACCCCATGATGTAACAAACATATTACATACACGCTTAACAAAAAACAAAAATAAATTATTCATGTAACCTATTAACTAATTAACTAACATTTTCTATTTTTTATGTCACGAATATATAGTTATAGTATATATAGTTAGTAATGGCGACACGAAAACACAAGAAACCAAAGAACAAAAAGACCATTAAAAGATTTAGACGATCGCGTTCAAAACGACAGAAGGGAGGAACACTTAAAGAACTCAATCTCATGATGGCATCAGAGCAAGGCTATACCGACATCGTCAGGCACGTGGTGGAGGAGCAGCATGCCGAAGTGAATGCTGTGGATAATTTCGGCAAGACAGCTCTCATGCATGCAGCACAGGGAGGCCATATCGACATCGTCAGGTACCTAGCGGGAGAGCAGCATGCCGAGGTGAATGCTGTGACTAATGGCGGCTGGACAGCTCTCATGCATGCAGCACAGGGAGGCCATATCGACATCGTCAGGTACCTAGCGGGAGAGCAGCATGCCGAGGTGAATGCTGTGGATAATTTCGGCAAGACAGTTCTCATGGCTGCAGCACAGAAAGGCCATATCGACATCGTCAGGTACCTAGCGGGAGAGCAGCATGCTGATGTGAATGCTGTGACTAATGGCGGCTGGACAGCTCTCATGTTGGCAGCACGTAATGGCCATATCGACACCGTCAGGTACCTAGCGGGAGAGCAGCATGCCGAGGTGAATGCTGCAAATAATGACGGCTGGACAGCTCTCATGCATGCAGCACAGAAAGGCCATATCGACATCGTCAGGTACCTAGCGGGAGAGCAGCATGCCGATGTGAATGCTGTGGATAATGAAGGCTGGACAACTCTCATGCGGGCAGCACATAATGGCAATATCGACATCGTCAGGTACCTAGCGGAAGAGCAGCATGCCGATGTGAATGCTGTGGCTAATAACGAATGGTCAGTTGTCATGTATGCAGCAGCGAAAGGCCATATCGACATCGTCAGGTACCTAGTGGAAGAGCAGCATGTCGATATGAGTTCTGTGACTAATTCCAGGAGAAACCCTCTCATTATGGCAGCGTATAGTGGCCAGCTCGACCTGGTCAAGTACATCATTCACATCTGTAGGCTAGACACTGTGGATAATAGCGATGTGATTGGTGCAGCAGCGTATAGTGGCCAGCTCGACATCGTCAGGTACCTTGTGGAGATGCAGCATGCCTATGGGACTATAAGGTATGATTGGATTTACCGGACTGCAAATAAACATGATCATGAGGATAATGCAGATATTATAGAATATTTAAAAAACATTCAAAGAGCAAAAGGTTTTAAAAAATATGCACTGAATAAAATAAACAATATAGAACAAAAAAATCCAGCTGAACATTCATTACGCTCGCTGACATATTGGAACATGTCCAGCAACGATACTATAGAATATAATAAGGCACGTAATGGTAATGAATATCTCCTTCCAGCCCCTGATAAAATTGGAATAAAATCGAGGAGGACGCGACGCAAATCGCATAAAAAATAATTTACTATACTATATCATTTTAATAATGTTATATAGTATAATGGCAACCCGAAAACACAAGAAGCCAAATAACACAAATAACAAAAAGAGCAAAAAGACCACAAAGAAGCCAAAGAACAAAAAGACCACTAAAAGATTTAGACGAACGCGTTCAAAACGACAGAGAGGTGGAAGTAAAACAAAAAAAAACAAAAAAAACCTAGACCTCATAGATGCAGTAGAGACAGGCAATATCGAGAAGGTCAGACGCCTAGTGGAAGTGCAGCATGCCAATGTGAATGGTTCGAAAAATGGCCAAGACTATACACCTCTCATGATTGCAGCAATTCATGGCCATATCGACATCGTCAGGTACCTAGTGGAAGAGCAGCATGCCGATGTGAATGCTGTGGGTAATGTAGGGTTCGACGCTCTCACGACTGCAGCACGCAATGGCCATATCGACATCGTCAGGTACCTAGTGGAAGAGCAGCATGTCGATGCGAATGCTGTGAATGCTATCGGTTGGACACTTCTCATGCAGGCATCACAAAAGAAAGGCAATATCGACACCGTCAGGTACCTAGCGGAAGAGCAGCATGTCGATGTGAATCATGCGACTAATGCCACCGACCTGACAGCTCTCATGATAGCAGCCATGTCACGCGATATCGACATCGTCAGGTACCTAGTGGAGGAGCAGCATGCCGATGTGAATGTTGTGAGTAGTATCGGCTGGACAGCTCTCATGTATGCAGCAGATTCAGGTGATATCGATACGGTCAGATACCTAGTGGAAGAGCGGAATGTCGAGGTGATTTTGAAGGATAATGACGGCAAGACACCTCTCATGATTACAAAAAATAATCTTAATCCACGTACACGTAAGGACATTGCAATCATTTTACAATCAGCCAGAAAAAAGAAGAACCAACCGAACCAAAAGAAAATCGAGGAGGGTGCGGCGCAAATCGTATAAAAAATAAATTACTATACTATATCATTTTTAATAATGTTATATATTATAGTATAATGGCAACCCGAAAACACAAGAAGCCAAAGAACAAAAAGAGCAAAAAGACCACAAAGAACAAAAAGAACAAAAAGACCACTAAAAGATTTAGACGAACGCGTTCAAAACGACAGAGAGGTGGACTAAGAATCCCATCCACCATCAAACATCTATGGCAGTCAAAACCCGCATCCCTCATGTCTGCAGCACAGGGAGGCGATATCAACACTGTCAGGTACCTAGTGGAAGAGCGGAATGTCAATGAGAATGTTGTGGATAATACCGGCAAGACAGCTCTCATGTGGGCAACAGATAAAGGCCATATCGACACGGTCAAGTACTTAATGGGAGAGCGGCATGCCAATGTGAATGTTGTGGATACTAACGGCTGGTCAGCTGTCACGTTTGCAGTGTATGGAGGCCATCTCGACATCGTCAGGTACCTAGTGGAGGATCAGCGTGCCGATGTGAATGCTGTGACTAAATCCGGGAACAGCGCTCTCATTGTGGCAGCACTGCAAGGCCATATCGACATCGTCAGGTACCTAGCGGAAGAGCAGCATGCCAATGTGAATGCTATGGCTAATGACGGCGTGACAGCTCTCATGCATGCAGCACGTAATGGCCATATCGACATCGTCAGGTACCTAGCGGGAGAGCAGCATGCCGATGTGAATGCTGTGGATAATGACGGCTGGACAGCTCTCATGTGGGCAGTACCGAAAAGCCATATCGACATCGTCAGGTACCTAGCGGAAGAGCAGCATGCTGATGTGAATGCTGTGGATAATGATGGCGATACAACTCTCATGCGGGCAGCATATAATGGCAATATCGACATCATCAGGTACCTAGCGGAAGTGAAGAATGTCCATGTGAATGCTGTGAATAATGATGGCGAGACTGCTCTCATGCATGCAGCACAGGGAGGCCAAGTCGACGCCATCAAGTACCTAGCGAAAGAACTGCATGCCAATGTGAATGCTGTGAATAATGATGGCGAGACTGCTCTCATGCATGCAGCAATGCGAGGCCAAGTCGACGTCGTCACGTACCTAGTGATTGAGGGGGGTGCCATTGTGAATGCTGAGGATAAATACGGCATGACAGCTTACAACACGGCATATACGTTTAAAGAGTGGGGCGTCGTACGCGCTTTTGATAGAATTGCAAAAGAACGTGCGATCAGGAACAGGCAGAAAAAGAAGAACTAAACGAACAAAAAGAAAATCGCATAAAAACTATAAACAATAGATTACTACCTACATTTACTAGGTTGTAATCTCCCCTTACTATAAGTGACCCGAACGTTTAGTCAAACCATGACCCCCACTACCACACTCACCACGAAATTAACCGTCTCCTTCGTCGCCGCCTTTGTCGCGACCACAATCGCACTCGTGTATGTATTGCGCGCGCCCCACATCATCATCCAGGACGCAGCGCTCGCGGACGAGTACTATTACGTAAACGCCGGAACCACGCTCGGTGGCGATCTGCTCGCGGGCGCTCTCCTCCTGATGGCGGCGCAGTACGTTATATACTTAACCAATATAACAGGAAATCTTTCCCGCATTGGGATTGTTGCGGTCGTGGTCGCCTTAGCAACGAGTATGCGACAAATATCTGCACGCAGTTATGTAGCCAATTCTGACCCTAATTATAAAACGTGGTACGCTAGTGTCAATATTCACAATTCTGTTGCATATGACGTTATTTTTATGAGTACTCTGTACATTGTATTGACAACGATATATAGCCATTTTATTTAGTTCCACCCTCTAAAAAATACTAGTGAAGATTTATATGTAGGTGTACTATATCACGAATGATTTCATATTTGTTTCGCCAAGACGCTCTATTCTATGTAATAGGAGTGTTTATTTTGTTGGTATGTCTAAAAATCTATTCTGAAAGTGAAGTATTCAAACTGAAATGCATTATATCTGGTGTGGACGGAAACAAGTATTGTGTTCGCAATCGATTAAAACTTAATGAGGCCGCCGACCTCCTTGCAACAGTGACTAATAAGGCACACAAGTTCGTGAAAGAACTTGGTGAAAAGCACCCTAATGACGAGCGTGTGAAGAGATTAGTCAATGGATTTGATCCAAAAAAGATACAAGAAACTCTACCCACAAGCGAACTCACTGCATATAGTGAGAATAAGGGTGAGAAATTGGCATTTTGTCTTGCGCGCACTAAGCATAGCGAACAACTTGTGGATGAAAGTACTTTGACATTTGTCTACACGCATGAACTTGCACACATTGCGACAAAAAGTGTGGGACATAAAAAAGAGTTCTGGGATAATTTTAAGTTTCTCTTGGAAGAAGCAAAAGAAACTGGGTTTCATACCCCGATTGATTACAAAAACAAACCTCAAACATATTGTGGAATAACCATCACAGACAACCCATATTACGATGTCTAAGTTTACTTTAGGTATATTTTATTTGTTACGACAACTATTTGTCAATAGTTACCGTGAGCGGACACCGCATCAAAATCGTAAAACAATAGTCTGTACATTGTGTATACATGACATCGATAAGTTCAATATATAAGGCATGTGTCTTGTCTGGTTCAAACACTATTGACCGAATTGTAGTGTTTGTAGGAAATAATTATAGTGCTGAGGTTGACTATAATATAACACTATTGGATTCTGTGACGAATCAACCTGTTTTTAGCCAATCTGAACAAGATTCTATTACAAAAGACAGTACCGTAGTGATATACTCAAAACAACAAATTCATCCAGATGATACTATATCTACAATTAAGCACAAGATCGCGGCCGAACTGGATCGCCTACTGCGCGTCGAAGAGATATATATGTTTTGTGTGCGGTCTGAAGCATATGCTCCTGATGATTTTTATCGCGCACTGACACAAAATAAGCGAACTCAACTGTCTCGTGCACGAATGCATAATGCGCTGAATAATTTTAAAAGTCATGGTCTTACACCACATCCAAATGCAGTATTGTCAGAAGATAAAGATGTATATCGCTACGAAGACGTTGTCAAAATGGAAATGCTTCATGGGCAACGAGAAGTAAATACTGCCCATATGTTGGGACAGCGTCTGTTTTTGATGAATAATTCTTTTCCGACCTCATTTAATCCGTTTGATAGTCTTATGTATGATAAAACTTTACTCAGTGCTGCTGTAAACGCAATGACTACAACAAATGACCGCCTTCTCCTCGACAGCGGAACAATCGTAGATGGTACAATCTATGTTTGTCTTGCGAGTGATGTATTAGATAATGTAGAACGATCCTCTGCTGATATAACAGATAAATATTTAGTAAGTGTCTATTATCCATTACTTGCCGCACAGAATATGTTCAGCAAGGCCGAAATTGAGGCAGCCCCTGGGCGAAGTAAAATCAACTCAGAAGGCGACATGTTCAATGCATTTGCACATGAAGATCTTTTACATCGCATTTCTAGAGAGATGTCGAATACATCCGATTCTCAGTTTGAATGGGAGAACCGTGGTGTAGTGGAAATAAAAATTGCCATACATCAACAGTTTACACTTAAGGTGCCTCTAGACGTGATATTCAAGTTGGTGCCCACGCATCCACTTGCACCTATTACAAAACTGACCCCTGGGGGTCATCGTGAGAATATGTACCGACTTTATGGAGAGACCCTATCTACAGACGGTCGTAAGATACCCCAACTATCTAGGACGACAATCCAACATTTGATTGTCAATATGGGTGTAAGCAAAGGCGTATCGATTTTTTTTAGCATGAACAAAGGGGAGTTTCTCACTTGTGTTTTCGAGGAAAATGGTGATATTATTGTGTATGGGAAGTTTTCGTCGCCAGTATCATTTGACCAAGTGAATGATATGATATTGCAGCATGTAAACCCATTGATAAAAACTGTAGAACCATTCTTTGAACAAAGTGGCTATAAACATTCTAATTTTGGGTCTCTCAATGACAAACATGTTGAGATCATTCATATGGATTATGTAACCACCGTGACAGCGGATGTCGATTTGAGAAAGTTCACCCTAGATTCCATTCATAGTTGTATCGCACCCGCATTTATAATGGAGACACCGGATATTGGTTCGAAAGACGGAGCACGTATGCGATACCGCAAGGTATCAAACTTCAATAATATGAACAGTCAAGAAGCATTTGTCATTACACAATTGAAACGACATGATGATGTAAAAGGCGATGATTTAGTTCGTAAGTTAATAACCTACTTTGGTATGACAGAAAATGATGCACATGAACTTATTGCTCGTGTAGGAGCAGAAATTACCGTAGATAATGGTATCGGAGTACGCACAACCAAAATCCGTACTAATCCTGGGTTTTTGGTTGTCATGACTGATGCGACAGAAAAAGGGCTTCGGTCGTCTGGTCGCGTGTCCATATCCGTATCAGGTATTGATAACATGCGATACATCCCACTAATCGATGGGTACAACGGTGCTATTATGCATATGTTATTTAATCATGACGAAACATATAAACGGTTTCCATTATTGAAAACAGCATGTTCTACGTCAATTGATATCAGCGAGAAGGCGATTGCGGAAACTCATATCGATGACGTATTTGGTGCGCCCGATCGTCCACTTGTCCACCAGCAAGAAGTAATGATTAATGATGAAGAGGAGGTCGTTCCCATTGGTGGATATGATGATGTTGATGACACGCCCGAAGTGAAGCCTATTAAAACAAATGCATTATCGCTACTTTATGGTAATGATAGCGACTATGAAAGCGATTATAATAGTGGCGATGATGAAAATTATAGCGGAGGTGCTGGTAGCGGTTCTCGCAATATTGTCGGAATGAAACTAAAAAAACCATCTATTTTTATGACAGCTATGGAACAAGCCGAACCTAATTTGTTTTTGACAGTTAAAACAGGGAACTTCGATAGATACTCTCGTACGTGCGATGCTGCATATGGACGACAACCTGTCATTCTTACCCAAGAGGAACACAAAGAAATGGTTGCAACAGAACATGCTGGAATCATCAACCGATATGGAAGCGATGCGTTTTACGACCTCAACTCAGAGGAACAATCAAAGGTTATTCGGAGAGAAACAGAAACTGATGACCGATATACAGTGTCATATGGAACTAATCCAGATAACCAGTTTGTATACATATGTCCGCGTTACTGGTGCCTTAAAACAAATACATTCATCCATCCCAAGGAAATGGAAACTGTAATAGAAGATGGAAAAGAAGTACTTCGTCACCCAACTTGTGGAGGCGTAATCCCACGAGGCCAAGACAAGGTAAAGGATGATGGAAATTATGTATACGAGTTCACTGGAGATGGAAGAAAGGGCAAATCTGGATATGCTCCACAACATCCAGGATTTCAAGAAGAAAACAAACATCCAGATGGATACTGTGTCCCATGCTGCTTTAAACTCAATGTAAAGAATGGAGAGACAATGCTAAGCGACAAACAAAGCACGAGACGAAAACAGTGTACGGTAGCACCACCTAGCGATACAATGCAACATGACCCAGCCATAGAAGAAAAACACGATGACCGTCCTATCCAACGACGCAGAACTGAAGGACAATACATTATGGATCAAAATACACATCCTATCTCACATGGAAGATGGGCTTACCTCAATATTGAAATACAACATTTTTTCAAAGAATATGCAATTACTTATCAAGTACCTGGAAATCCGACACAACTACGACCAGAAATACAAGCTCTTTTACGTCACGGAGTAGAGGGCAGTATAACACAGCCGTTCTTAGCATGCATGGCTGATATCATGTTTTTTGGTATTGGGAAAGAACCTATGTCAGTAACCGATTTCAAAGAATATCTTGCATCTACGGTGACGCTAGAAGCATTTGTTGGATTGCAAAATGGAAATCTTGTAACTAGTTTTAATGATACTCAATATACATCACGGGAACAATTAGACCAAGTTGATGTTTCAGAATACGAAAAATCACCATTACGACAAACTACTGGAGAACAATCAAACAATTCGTTCGTTAAAGTAGTATTAGCATTCAGACGATTTCTCTCTTATTTACGGTCACCCAATGCAGTAATTGACCATACATATACATGGGATCTAATATGCAATCCAGGTATTCACAAAAGCCATATAGATGGGATCAACTTAATCATGTTGGAAATACCAGACGCTGACTCCAGCACGAACGTTAATATTCTATGTCCATCAAATCACTATAGTAAGAATCAGTTTTCATCAACGCGACCCACAGTTTTCATTATCAAAAAAAATAATACAATAGAACCAGTTTACAGTTATGACCGCACAACAACAGAAAATGCTGCAGAATATACACCATACTTTCGTATTACGGCGGACAGCACGAGTGCACCAATAAGTGTTATTAATGTCATAAATAACATTGTTAAACCTCTGCATAATAATAGATGCGTACCCTTACAGAGTATGCAACGCACACATGTATTTAAACAACCAATCATTCTTGAATCGCTACTATCAGTTCTCAACGAATCCCGTGAAATATCAGTTGTAATTCTACGACAAATACTCAACTTTTCACGCAAAGTTATTGGCCTCGAAGTGAAAATCGGAGAAAACATTGGATATATCCCGTGCTATCCATCGGGGTTTCGTAAGAATCTTGACGCACCAACAACATTCATGGATGACGATACATTATATCATTCATACGTTGATACTATATTCTTCTGCAATCTAGTTACACGAACATTCGCATCTGACACGATTCCTATACAGCCTGCATACAAGATAGTAGACGATGAGATGATTATCGGACTACTCACCATTGCAGATCAGTTTATTATGTTCTCGGAACCCATTGAACTATCAACTGCCAATGACGATATTCCTATACTACGTCAATCAGGACGTATCGAATTAGAAACCGCTCTACAAAATGGACTAACATCCCGCGATGAAGCACGTGTTGAATATGTTAATAAAATCAAACTTGAAACCAACTTCTTCTTGGCATATAGAAACACCGTACGCATTCTCTTAAACGATTATGCAAATATGGCACAGCGAGTAGAAATCCAAGAACGCATTACAGACGCATTTGTACCTCATCCTAAAAAACTTGAAACCATTGTAACACTATTACATCAGCTTATCGGAAACACCATACGGTTTGATGAACACATAGACACATCACTCATACAAGATGTTTCGGTATGCATAAATCAACAACCACAACAATGCACTACATCAAACCCTGTATGCATCATTGACGGAACAGAAAACGAAACAGACGATGAAAACACTTGCACACTTGTAATACCCAAAAACAATCTTGTCTCGCCCAATGTTGATAATGAAATCGTATACATAAACAAACTGGCAGACCAACTTATCCGATATGACCGAATCAGGAAGTATATGATGGATCCTACACAGTTCCTATCGTTCGGCCAGGCTCATTACACATTGGGCGAACATGAGTTCGTTGTCGCACAGACCGTACTCAAACACGAATATTTTAACGAACTAATACCGCGGAAAATGGGAGGAAATCAACAATTTGGAAACTATGACGAAACTAATCCAGACGCACGGTATCGTATTGATCACATTGACACCTTTAGTGAAACAGATATCGATGCGATCGCGGCGCACGCGCCCACAGAAACACAGAAAACGCAGAAAACACAGAAAACAAAACTCAAAATACGAACAAAACTATGATTCGACGCGTTTTTTTGTCTATATGTACACCATAAGTATGAACTCCATCGAAGAGATGTTTGAACCCACCCTAGGCGTATACTACTGCAACTACTTCTACTGGCTACTGGTCATCTACTTTGTTTTAGCCGTTATTCAAATCGGCGACTTAGGCATGGCCATGGCTGCACACCCAAAGAGTCTCAAGGACTTCATGAAGACTGACATGGTTCATCGTCTGACACATATCGTCTCCCTCGTCGCCCAATTCGTCATCGTACGTATCTTCTACTCCGTATGCGTTAAATCCATGACGGCGAACTAAAAGAGACGCGCAAAGAACACGCGCAAGAGAAGAAGATAGAGAAGCAAGTAATCCACAAAATATCAATAGGAATATTTTGTAGATTGTTCGATAATTATGATTCGTCGTTGGCTTCATCGTCGGAGTCAGCGTCAGACTCGTCGGCGTTGGTAATCATGTTGAATTCTTCGTCAATCTGACGGATCGCAACGTCATGATCGCAAGTCATGTTATTAAGACGTTCGTAGATGGATTCTGCGATATGTAGATGTTGCTGTGTACGTAGCCCGCTCAGGCTAAGTGCTGCAATTTCATGTGATAAAGTATCGCACATTTCTTCCTCTTCTTCTTCCTCTTCATGATTTTGATCGCGGGATGCAGTGGGTGTAGTTTGTCTTATTTCTTCTTGGGTTTCTAATATGCGTGACATAATCGCTGATGCTGTCATTACGTCATTATCAATATCAATATCTGTTTCACTTGTAGTATCCATTTCCATTGATGATTCTTCATCGGAAACAGAGCAATCATCGCATTCAGAAATACTCGTGTTACTTTCAGACATTGACCGCACGTGTCTATTACAGCAACGCGCATGCTTATATTTCATATTGGACATTATGGAATAGTATTGTCCTACATACATTCCATCGTCACATTCGTTTCCATAATTGGATTCATCCCATGCATCTACCGTCCCGTGTTCTTCTATACGATTGAACAATACGTCTTCTTGATCGGTAAATGTTATTATATCATCTGTGGTGGATACTGTTAAACTTTTCATACGATGAAATACTGGATGTGATGCGTTATACTGAACGCGTGGAGGAGACAAATCTTCTATCCTAATGTTGTTTTTATCAGGAAGTTTATCTATTTTGTCGATTTGTATAACATCATCGTGTTCGACCCCATAATAACAAAATGACTGAAGACTGTGGAATGCATGGTCGGCGCAGTCTAAATCCGCAAATATAACGTATCCAGATGATCGCGTATTATTCTCTACACTAGCGGGTATAAATATTATTTCTATCTCACCAAACTTTTCAAATAAGTTTCGGAACGCAGTCTCATCCATATTGGGCGAAACATGTGTTATATGCAATATATGTGTGCTTCGAGTACGCTTACCGAAATTAGGAGAAACGTAATCAAACTCACTGAGACGATTTTCTAATAATTGCTCGCTCTCAAATCGTTTTGGAAAATCTTGTGCGTAATGCATAACATAAAAATAAAGAAGTAGATAAGGACGCATCACCTCAACTAATGTTTTCATCGGAAACCCTTTTGCAATTTGAATACTTCGAATACATTTACGATACCGTAAAAGCATACGAAATACTGTTGGATAAAGTGATTTTGTCGAACCACCCATTACATGTTCATGTATCGCTTTATCACGAATGAGTATTTCATAATCCATAATGTATTTGGGAGTGTCAAAGTTTGACATGAAAAATCCATGTAATAAAACGGGAATACCATAATTACGAGTTTTGAGAAAGAAATAAAAGTTGTACATTTCGCATAATGCTATTGGTATATTGTTATATGGGTTTCGCACAACTAATATATCTGGGAAAAACTCCTCTGTATTTGTAATACAACTCATAATTGTATCTCGTAGTTCGTTTACTCTGAATACATATTTTGCGCGTTGATGCATCAATATGTACGTTCCTGGGTCTCCTTCTTGAATATTTGCAAGATGGAGGTCTTGTTCATTCTTTGTCTTTGCATATCGTCTTCTACATATTCGCACAAATCGACACATGGAGTGATATCTACGTTGACATATTTCGAAGACTTGCATCATATTTTCGACGTATCTATCAGTTATACGAATGGAACTTTCCCATACAGAAGGAGTTTCAATTGCAACCTTCAGGACAAAAAACTTGAGACAAATAATACTTCGTTTTGTTTCTGATGGTAACGATTCCTCACGTTTTATCGCATGCATTAACGGCAATAGGTAATGAGTTATGAATATAGATGATGTTCTAGAACTATTTAGTACCTCAGGTTGAAATACAAACTTTGATACATCCAAATTAAGTGTTTGACATTTTATCACATGTTTACATAAATAAGGAAATATATCATCATTCATTGTGTTAGTGTAACTATAATGTAAATAGATATATCTTTATACCATACAAAATATGCTTATGCAGTATTTCATATATACTCATCAATATTGACCCCACATTTTATCCAAAAATCAATACTCATTGAGGTTGGGAAATACGCGCTTTTGTCTTGTATCAACTCGTCACCCGTTTCTATTTGTATTAATGTTATGTTATCAAGATCCATCAAGGTTATTGTATATCATACGTTTTAGAAAATAAAAATATAATATTTTATTTTTATTTTATTTTGATATATTCAACTATTTAAAAGCCTGGATTGTATCCACTATCTCCACCTGTATCTACCACACGCACATTGCTGACATTGTTCTGAATCATTAATGAGCCCAAGTCACATTCTCCATCTATTCCTGAACGTGGACCATCTCCTGCATACATGGCTTCGATTTTCTGGTCTTCTGTCATCATGTCCATTTCCACCGATTCATCAACCATACGCATTTCTTCGGGGTCCAAATACACTTGGAACGCACTCGTTCCGAAACTACCCTCTTGACCACACATGATATTTGCAGAGACCCCATGCATCATATCTAGTTCACCATGTCGAGCCGCTTTCAAGAACATTTCAGGAGTCTCTTCAAATGATGCCTTTGCAATAGGTCCGATATTATCTTTGTTGATACCATGTCGGAAGATTGAGATCAAATGGTCGGTGTATGTCATACGGTCGCATAACAAACTCAGATGATGCGCGTTGATATAAGTGCCGTCGAACTCGACCACGTCCACCAACTCGTTGTAGATTGCCTGACGAGCGGCTTCAATGCCGAATATGTTGTGCATTTCAATAATATCATTACTGAACGTGCGATTAACGTCGATGTAGTCTAGAGCCAACACGTCTAATAAGTTAGAACCGTCTGTATCCAATACCCATGCATCCTTCTTTCCGTATTCGCCATCTCGGGAGGTCACCATATTTTTGATTTTACGAAGGATAACCTTACCGATCTTCTTGGTTCCACGAAGAACAACACTGTTCATCAACTCTTCTTGAAAACGCTTTAACTTGAAGATGTGGTCTGATTGATCCAGAGGTAGGTTCGCTCCGGATGCACTCGGCTCATCACCTGCTTTAGGTTTTCCCTTTGCGGCGCTGCGCTTCACTACTTCAGACATGCGAATACGACATACCAGATTGTCTGCATTGTAGTCAGAATACACACAACTGATGTCATTTCCGTAACTATTTTTCAATGCGAAGTTTACATCTTCCATGGTAATGTTCTTGTCAAGCATCACATCGGGATTTAACACAAGACGCAATACCCATTTAGATTTTTCTGTCTCGATTTCTTCGCCACCGCATTCGGCCACTAAATCTTCGAACTCGTAGAACTGTTGAATCATCAGACGGTCGTCCTCGATCACCGTGTTCGCGTCATCAGGGTCGAAACAAATGTCTAGTCGAGTTGTCACCTCACTCAACCGAGTGTGTTCCAACATGTTCATCACGCTCTGAGCACGCTCGCGGTCGTCCTCGTCTTCTGGCTTCAGGAAAATCGTTAACGAAGGGTTCTTAGGCTCAGACGATAGTGACAATATCTCTTCGATACGAGGAACACCACGGGTCACGTTCGACTTCGATGCCACACCCGCAAAGTGAAACGTGTTGAGCGTCATCTGTGTGGCGGGTTCTCCAATGCTCTGCGCCGCGATCATCCCCACCATCTCCCCAGGGTTCACCACGGCCTTCTTGTAGGTCAGGATCACCGTCTCGATGAGGAGCGCAATCGCTGCCTTGTTCATGCGCTTCACAATGACCAGTGATTGTGGTGTCAGGTAATAATAGAACAATACCTTGAATAATCTGTTTGGCACTGCGCATCGAATGCCTTCTAGCACCTTGTATCCAGCCTCGATCATCTCATACGCCTCGAACATCGTAACGTCCGTGATAGACGACCCCGTAATATGCAATTGACCAATCACGTTATTGATAATATACGCAAACGCAACTGGGCAGCGCACAACGGATTCATCCTTGAACCCGTAAATGTTCTTGATCACGTCGTCGCGCGCCTCCAGCATGAAATCAGTGTAGTATTTATTCCTTGCAGCAAGAGGTTTCAACTGCTTCTTGTGGCGAGCCATAGCGCCGTCATCATACACACCTTTGAACACATTCTTCTTTGCAGAACATTCGGGCATGCTGTAATGCAGATAGATGTCTTGAGTTGTCTTCTCTATCAATGGAAGACCTTGTGTCTCCACACGGAGTGGGTCGAAACTGTCGTCGCCGTAGGTAAACTGTATAATCTTACCCTTGCCTGTGCGCACCGTCATGTCGTAGGCAACCATCAAATCCTCCATGCCTTTGATTAACCGACGCTGGATATAACCTGTAGTAGATGTCTTCACTGCAGTATCGATAAGACCTACACGACCACCCATCGCATGGAAGAACAACTCCTGAGGAGTAAGTCCGTTGATATACGAACTCTCCACGAAACCGCGCGCCGCAGGCGTGTCGTCGTATTTCGTGAAATGCGGAAGCGTGCGGTTCTCAAATCCATACGGAATGCGCTTGCCATCCACGTTCTGCTGACCCAGACACGAAACCATGAACGAGATGTTCAGGTCACTGCCCTTGGATCCAGCATTCACCATCGTCACGAAACGGTTGCCCTTGCCCAGACTACTCAACCCAATCTTACCCGATTCAGCGGTCGCCTGATTCAATACGTTGTTCACCTGCGTCTCGAACTCCTCGCGGTTCGATTTACCAGTGTTGTTCTCAAACACACCCAGTTGCGTCTGGTCGATCAAATCCTTCACACTGTTCTTCTTCTTCTCGATTACCTCCACAATATCCTGCTTCGTCTTCGCATCGGACAACAAATCACTGATTCCAACACTGAACGAGTTACTGCACAGATACTCCGTAACGATGTTCTGGATATCATCGATGAAATTAGACGCAGCCATATTGCCGAAATCGTTGCAGATGCGGTGGATCAACCCCTTCGTGCCGCCGCCTAACACACTCTTCACCATCTGACCACGAACGTATTTACCGTTCACAATCTCAATAATGGCGTTAGCCTTCTCCGCCTCCTCCCTGCTCATGTCTGGCTTACTGCTATACTTAAGCGATAGCGGAGGCATGATCTGCGTCATCAAATCGAATCCCGACACGCGATCCAACTCGCGCAACGCGTCTTCGTCGATGCGCGATGACATCATCAACAAGTTCATCGCCTTCTTCTTGTCAAACTTCACGCTATCGCGCGTGATTAAATGACTACCAAGCATCGAATCTTGGTAAATACCCACAATCGCCGAGTTGTTAGCTGGGCTGATTATCTGGTAGGGAACCGCTGCTAGGCAGCGCAGTTCCGTTTCTGCCTCCACGTCTTGGGGCATATGCAAATTCATCTCCGAAATTCTCCTATGTTTCCATAGGAGCCGGACTATACCTTGTGCCTTATCCGGTTGATTAAACCTTCATTTAAGACCCGTAACCGTCTAGTCTCTGAACCTTCCCCATATCCTATCATAACGGACTTAGGGGCTTGGCTGCGGATTGCCTAATCCTCAGACTTTTTTACCATTGGGTTCGGCAATTAACCGAGTTCCCCCATTATGTTTCCATTATGGGGTGGTAGTCTGAGGCTCTAAAGGGTTTCCCGCAATTTGGATACGTGGCCGTTCTTTTAAATCAAATATAAATTGTCTCGCTCTTTCTTTTAATACTGCTATTGGCTCATACTTACTGACAAATGTTGCACGTATCTTATCAATGACTATTCGAACATATTCGCTATTATTCGTGTTATTTCTAACGACGCGAATATAACTATCTATTTTTTCGTCATCAATGATTACGTCTTTGAAAAGGTCATATTTTTTTGCTAAATGTTGTTTCTGTGTTAATTTCGCTCTATTTTCACAACTTTCCTTGTTGTCACTATAGAATGATTTTAACCTATCAGATATCAACTTTTTAGTATAGTCACTTCGTAGTTGAGATGGTGTAGATGGTCTTGGGGGTGGTTTATTTGTTCTCCAAATATAGTCCCCATTGACATCTGTAAATCCTCTTCCACCATCTGTTAAATTATAGCCATTTGGATATTTGGTTTCAAACTCGATGATATAATGCTTTTCTTGTGTATCTAATTCATCTACTGGACAGGTATGAATTCTTTCACAAGTAAAGCATTCTTCGCCATACTTTCTTATAGCATAGTTCAAGTACCTAGAATGGTTTTTCTTACTTGAGTATGCTTCATGTATGTGATCTTTGAAACGACTATTGTATCCGAATGGTCTATATTTATTATGGTTCAATCTATGACTACGGGTTTGCCCTATATATGCCTTTCCATTTGCAGTGTTTGTCATTTTGTATATTTCACCGATGACGTGTTCTTGTTCGTCTATATTCAGTATCATTATTTAGAGTATCGAGATATTTTTATACTTATTGTATTGAACGACTAGATGATTATATTGGGGATATGCATCTTTGCTAATACATACCCCAGTAGATATTACACTGTTTTCCCTGCTAAGTATTATCTACAACTTAGCAGGCAGTCACCTGTTGGGGACAAAATCTATCCCCATCAAAGTCCGCATTGTAAGGTTTGGTCGCAGCGACATTTAATCTAAACGTGTCACCACAACTCATCACCTTTGCGATATGGCACATCATGCTCATTCTGTGCAGCGTGGGCTGCCTGTTAAACAAGATGGGATCGCCGTCCATCATATGTCGATGGACTGTGTCGCCAATATCGAGCGAAAGCGACGCCTTGTCCACGTATCTGAGCGTGATGGAATTGCCGTTTTTCTTTTCGAGTATCTTGGCTCCCGGATAGTTGTCCGGTCCCGCAAGCACGAGGCTTTGTAGGAAGTCGCGGTTGCGCTCATTCACCTTCACTGGTTTGGTGATGTTCTTTGCAATCTTCATGGGGATCCCAAGTTCCTTAATAGAGATGTTGGGGTCGGCCGTGATGACAGAACGCGCGCTAAAGTCTACGCGCTTGGCCATGAGGTTGCCGCGCATGCGACCGCCCTTGCCGTTGAGCCTGTCCTTGATGGACTTGAGCGGACGACCCGAGCGTTGCGCCACGGATGCGACGCCTGGTATCTTGTTGTCTACCTGTGTGGCGACGTAATATTGTAGGACGGTAGTCCAGTCCTCGATGACATTTCCTGCGTGACCGTTATCTATTTTTTCTTGTAGAGTTTTATTGGTTTTGATGATATTGCAATATATATGGGTAAGGTCGTCTTCGCTGCGCTGCTGCGCATCGTGTTTTACTGACGGACGAACGGCTGGTGGGGGCACCGCAAGCACTTGACATATCATCCAGTCGGGACGTGACCATTTAGGGCTAAATCCCATGAAGGAGACGTCTTCGTCTGAGATACGTCTGAATATCTTTATCACCATCTCGGGAGTGAGTTTGATGGTGATGGCCTCACCGTCACCCTCTTTCCACTCCGCGACGATGGTGGCTAACCCCTCCTTTTGGATTTTCTTGGGCTGCACGCATCCGCAACCGCAGTCGGTTTCACCACCACAACGCTTGACCTTACTCGCAAGCGCGAATACATATTTCCATCGTGCTTCATCTGAATATTCGAGCGCGTTGGAATGCGTATCCTTGGATATAAGAAGTTTGCTACATTTGAAACAGATACAACGGAGGATCTTAATAACAGTCGCAAGATATTGAATATAATACACAGGTTTCGCTAATTCGATATGTCCGAAATAGCCAGGTGTTTCTAGGTAATCTAGCCCATCGGTGAGACACACAAGGCCTGGGTCAAGAACACCCATGCGAGGGTCGAACAGGCCACCGATTACGGGCTGACCACCATTATAGGTGTCTCGCGAGGTGATTTCGGCGACAGATGACGCACGTATCTCTTCAGGAGATAGAATGGAGAACTGGATCCCCAGAATTTTGGAAGGAACTTCGGTCGTAGACATGGTCTGCTATGGTATATAATGTTATATTTAAACTAATATTGTATTCAATTTCGGTTACTACAGAATGAATTCTTTTCTGTTGTATATATAAAATGCCTACAAAGAAAGTAAGAAAAATCGCGCGCAGAAAAAATACCACACGTAAACATCGCAACACGCGCAGACATCGCAAACCAATAAAACATTCACGTAGGAAACGCGGCGCACGACCGACGCGTAGAAGACGCAAGGGCGGGGATAGAAACGCGATATATGGTAACAGTGCCGCAGAAGAGGCTCGTCTAGCCATAAATGACCCAGCGATTAAAAAGAAACTCGAAGACGAAGAACTACTAGATTGTATTAATAAAACATGTAAAACAGAAGCAACTAAATGGGCTGATGATTGGGCGGTGGTGAAAAATGACCAACGTCAGTTATACAAATATATGCCAACTATAAATAAGTCCAAGGCAGAAATGATGAAAGCGTGTGCACAATGTGACACGAAACTAGGACTTAAAACTGGAACAGCATTGGTCGCTGCTATGAGAAATGAGAACTCGCCAAACATGCACCTACCACAGTAAATATTACTATGATAGTATACTCTAGAAGAGTACATGGACCGTCGATTAAGAACGCATCATTTCAGAATGCATTCAAATGTACCATTGGCACCGAAAAAACGCATGACGATTGCAGAGAAAAACAATAGAAACTATGACGATGCGTGGGCAAATGTACCCTTCAATGGTAACGGACCAGAAGATTGTGAACACAAACATCCTATAACGGGGAAATGTATGTCACATTACGATTACCAAGTGTGGACAAATCGTCACAGAAAGTGAATATTATCATTGATATAATGAATGACAATATTTGAGGATTTATGGTTTTACATCACGAAATAGAAAACTCATACTTGAAAATATATATTCTATTATAGGTAGATACTCTATATTATTTTTACGAACTCGTCTTGCTCGTTCTTTTTCAGTTCGTTCTAATACATATCGTTCTTGGAGAATATAATTAGTCATCTCAGTTTTGGTTTTGGATTTAAGCAGGTCATTGTATTTCCAATGAATATGTTTTATAGGTGGGTTGTTCGATTGCATTATACACCATGTACGAAACAAATTATTATCACTCAAATCTACATTTTCTTCCTCTTTTTTACATTGTATATATTTTTTAACCGTTTCTAATAATTTGTCTATGATATCTAATTTATCCAACTCTGTATTCATATTCATATTCATACTAATAATAGTGTGTTTAATTTAAACTGTTTCAATATTTGATAAATTAGATGGTTTATCCTTCTGATGCACTAATTTAACCACTTTATACAACGCTTCTATCATAGGAAGAAACGGTTCATTCCTATCTCGTTCTCTCTTTACGCGTTCAGTTTCGAAATGATGTATCTGGTTAATTGCCTTTTCGGTACGAGGAAACCCATATTTACGATTTAGCGCATAGAATGCGTGATATTCACGTGTTCCGATGGGGATGTTGTCTTCTATTGCGCGGATCTTGCACCAAATATCCACCATATTCTCATCGCTCATATCTTCAGTCTGTAGGATTTTCTTTTCGCGGATTGTTCTCTCTACAACACAAAATAACTCTTCAATATTGTCTGGGAGTTCTGCGTCGTACATTTTTGTCACACAATTTCTCATTAGATGCCCATGCTGACCACACTTACTACATGCAGTTTCTGATGCATGCTGCATGTCTTCCAACATGCAGCGCATTGCGTCGGATAATACTTCGTCGCAAAACGAACCACCACGAACGCGGTCGATGCCATGCTTCGCCATATATTTGCGCACATATTTGTCTTCGTCGTATTCGTCGCACTCAGGAATAAACTCGATTATTCTTATAGGATTGTATTTACTTGTCCATGGTGTTCCTGCCGCGTTAAAATGGCGCGACATACTGAACTGTGGATTGCCTGTCATTCCCACATAAAAACGGTTGTCCTCCAGTTGAATAATATATACGTACATCGTTGCAATAATATGCCTTATCTACGTATATGTTATTGTGATATATTATTAATCCAACTTGTCGCCGTATTTGCACCACATACACAGTTTCGTCTCGCGCGAACAATGCTCACATATCGATGGAAAAAGATACAGATAGCCGAATGGGTTGCACACGTGGTCGGGGTTGCTGTATCCATTCACTCTTTTTTTACCGCATCGGCGGCATTTTGCGCGACAGGGGGACAGAAGTTGGTTGTCTTGGTATTCGCGTTGATGGACTTCGCAGCGATTGTCTTCCATTGGTTAATTAATATGTTATGTATATAAGTTTTAAGTGTGCAAAGGTGTAAGTCTAACTATTATTTCTATACAGTAACACACCCCAAACCATATAAAGTTACATCATATATCAATATAATCATGTCCTACATCGACGCAACCGAAGCACCTCCTAGTCATGCCATTTTGTATCTTGCTGTAAAAGATGATATGTTACACTACAAATATCAACCTACCATTGTCCAGCACAATTTAAACGTTTTAAATGACGAGTATCCAAACTCAGGATTTGATTTATTTTTTCCAGAAAATACAACCATCGCAAATGTTGCTCCAGCATCTATGGTCTCTATGGGAGTGAGGTCGGAGATGAGAATATATGATACATTTACAAATACATGGAAGCCTACTGGATATTATATGTATCCCAGATCAAGTATTTCTAAGACACCTCTTATGCTAGCAAATAGTGCAGGTATTATTGATAGTGGATACAGAGGAGACCTCATTGGAGCATTCCGTAACTTGAGTGGTGAGCCGTATGCTGTAGAACAACATACAAGATTACTTCAGGTTTGCGCACCCGATCTACGTCCAGTTGTTGTAAAATTGGTCAATGAATCCTTTTTTGAAGAAACGTCTCGTAATGCGTGTGGGTTCGGATCGACCGGGGTATAAATATATACTATAAGAATTGAAATGTATCTAAAGACGTACGCTATGTCATACTACAAGTAAATCCTTTGATTGAACAATGTCCGCATCCAATATCAAAACTACTCCCAAGACCAAGACCGGAACCAAAGCCAAGTCTGGCGATAAAGTTCTTAGCAAACGACGTGCAGGTGCTGACCCTGACTCATCTGAGTACGATTCTGATTTCATTGATGAAGATCAAGAAGATGCCGAGATGGATTCAGTTGAATACCATAAGTTCCTTGCTAAGATGTTTCCATCCAGACATGCTACCGAGAAGGCCAAAGCAGGAGCAAGATTGAAAAAGTTGCTTACCAAAGACTTAGAGGAGGAGGAAGAAGAGGATGAGGAGGAAGAAGAACCTTCTCCCAAAAAAAGCAAGAAAAATAAAGCCAAATCATCCCCAAAAGCAGCAAACAAACGTCGCAAGTTGGTAATTGAAAGCGACAGTGAAGAAGAAGAGGAGGAAGAAGAAGAAGAGGAGATAGATACAACCAAAGAGAAAAAGAAGGGGCGAGGAGGCGCATTGGCTCGTTCTGGTTCTGGAAATAAACTAAATATTATATTTGCCGTAGGAGGTAAAAATGGTGTCTATGCAGATGATGATGAAGACTATGATGATGATGAAGACTATGACGAAGATGACGAGGATTATGAAGATGAGACTAGCGAAGATGAAGATATCAGCGTCTCTAGTGTTTCAGATTCATCCGACGAGGACGAGGATGACGAT